AGACGGACGATTCATTTTGGGGAAAATCACAGTGTCTTGATAGTTGGCTTCATAGATTTTCAATAATAGAGCAGTACGAGGATGGAGTTTTAGAGAGATGTGAGATATGCGGTCAAGAGGAGTTCTTTCAGGTTCTAGACAACCGAATAGACAACGAACACTACCTCACATATCACGCAAGGCAGGCCCTAATGCCAAATCACCCACAATTTGCACATGAATATCAAAGATAAAATAGTAAAAAGCAACGTAACGCAGGGAAAAGAGGCTGTTGAGCGCATGCTTGCGGGTATGAAGGTCGCCACTAATCTTGTTATAAGGCCTACATACGGCCACGGGGGATGTAATGCAACGATAGAAAGCGAGTTTGAGCCATTTCATATGGTCGCCAATGACGCTTTTACTATGGTTGAGGCAATTCACGTTGAAGGTGCGGTTGAAAAAAGGGGTCTTAATATCCTCAAAGAGGTCGTAAAAAAGGCGAATAAGGATAGCAGAGATGGTCGCAAAACCACAGCAATTATAGCCGAGGAGATCCTTGAGCGTTCTATAAACTCTGGTATCCCGTATATGGAATTAAAGGCTAGACTTGATTCTTATATACCTATTATTGAAAAGGAAATAGATCAGCAAAAGAAAGAGATAACGCTTGAAGATGTACACAAAGTAGCTCGAATAGCGTCGGAATCAGAATCTATTGGAAAAATTATAGGGGAAATATATCAAAAAGTAGGTAAGGATGGGATTATTGACGTTCAGGGTTCGGGCACTTATGAGACATCGTATGACTTCATTGACGGTATTCGATTCGAAGATGCGGGATTCCTTTCTCCCTACATGGTTCATGATGAAGCCGCGGTAAAAGAAAAAAGGGCAGAGACAAAGGCTGTATACGAAAATCCCTATATCTTAGTAACCAAAAGGAAGATAAATCACATCAATGACATAAATCCCCTCCTAAAATCAATGGAGGCAGGTTCCAAGAAAGATTTGGTCATATTTACCGATGATATGGACTCTGGTGTGGCCTCAACACTCGTGGACGCCCACAAGGCACATGTATTCAATATTCTAATCATAAAAGCACCAATCTTGTGGAAAAACTGGGTATTTGAGGATTTTGCACGGGTTACAGGATCAACAATCGTAGAGGATGCCTCAGGAGTGAACTTCAAAAACCTTAAACTCTCTCATTTAGGTACCTGTGCAAAGATAACCACGGATAAGGATGAAACCACCATCATTGGAGGACAAGACCTATCTGGTCACGTAAGGCAACTCAGAGAAAAGGGGGATAATGATAGCCTCATAAGGCTTAAATGGCTCACTACCAAGTCCGCCGTACTTAAGATAGGCGCAAACAGTGAAAGTGAATTGAGCTACTTAAGGCTTAAGGCTGAGGATGGAGTGAATGCCTCAAGACTAGCTTTACTCGATGATGGGGGTGTAGTTGAGGGTGGTGGCGTGGCTCTAGCAAAGATAGAACTCGATTCTTCAAAGGTCGGACGGATAGTACACCACGCAATGTCTGCTCCTTACTTACAGATATGTAAGAATGCCAATGTAAATCCCGTTGTGAATAACTTCGGACCAGACGTGATTGACTCAGCCAAAGTGGTCAAAAACGCCGTGCGGAATGCCATAGGACTAGCCTCTACTATCCTTACCGCACCTATAGACATTGCATTACCGATAAAAACACCCGAGCAGATCGCATATGAAGCTTTAAAAGGTAAGGGAATGAGATTCTAATATGCCATTCTTCAAACATTGCGGTAGATGCGGTAAAAGGGCCTTATATGTAGCCAAACGTAGCTTCTTGGTGCCTAAGGTGGATAAGCGACCAATCGTCACCAATCAGGAGCTATGTGGTCGGTGCTACAGAAGGCTTGGAAGGGTAGTTAAATTAACATAATATGAAACAACTAGAACAAAAGGCAAAGGAGGATAATTTGATAATGTCTGTACTCAAGGTGTCTGAACTGGGACACACGGTAGCTTCCACTAATAAAGGTCCATTGGTATTGCGTCTACCGTACAGAGGATCGGCTAGGGACTACAGGTTTGTATTGGATGCCGTGCCCCTTGACGATAAGAAGAACAAGGAGCTTATTAAGCTATTCTATGGGGACAAGTAGTAATCCGGATTATAAAGGAGGCATGGACTCTAGCCTTAATATGGCCCTCGGTTACTTTAGTGAATGGAAATTGTGGTTTGACTGTAGTAGGGGACTGCATAGGTGGTCTGACTGGAATGCTTATGCGGGGCTACGTATATGTACTCATTGTCAATTAGAGATGCCTGAGTCTAAGAAAGGCGAGAAAAACTACAGAGATTATAACGAACACGCCAAGGCTCAGATCGATATGTATAAGAAGTTGATTAAAGTAGATGGCGACAATTAAACAAAAAATAGCATTTGACAACGTAGTGGAAAATGGTGGAAATGTGTCCAGAGCTATGATAGATGCACACTACTCGCCAGCTACCGCGAAAACACCTCAGAAATTGACTGAGAGCAAAGGGTGGCAAGAACTCATCGTTACTTTCCTTGATGACGAGAAGTTGGCAAAGAAACATGATCAACTTCTAAATGCCACAGCACTTGAACGAATGAGCTTCGATGAAGAAACGAGTGATGAAGTAATTGAGGAGGTAATAGGAAAGATGAGTGGATATGAATTACTTCACATAGTCGAGAACAAAGGTACCAATGGCGCAGTGTTAAGTAAGTACGCCTATGTTAAAGCTCCTGACAACGTAGCTCAAGACAAAGCATTAGATAAAGCTTACAAAATAAAAGGCACCTACGCCCCCGACAAATCAGTGAACGTGACTATGAATGTTACGGCAGATGAAAAGACCTTATCAATAGCAAAGAGATATGAAGAAGAAATCAAACAGGGTCTATAAAAGTATTTCTGTGGTAAATGTTGACAAACTTTTTGACGAATTAACCAGTGATTTAGGCGATATGCATAGGCACTCAGGTTGTCTTATTACTTACAAAGAATTAAAAGGAAAACTGGGTACTAGTATATTTCAACTAAATCCAAAGTATAAGATAAATTCTTTTGAAGGATTGAAAAGACAGATAAAGGGTTTATTTCCAGAATACATTCTGTGTACCAATAAACAATTAAGGGAATATGAATCATTGTTAAATAAGGTACCTACGGTCGCTCATATAAACCTGTATCCATTAAAAAAACCACAAGTCTATGTATTTGAAGGCTCTAAGTTTATTATAAAAGATGCTACTCGACCAAATCAGCGTCCACGCATGGATAAGAAATAATGCTATCAAAACCGAGAACGGAAGTCCTTTAGACTTTCATACTCATCGGTTTCTGTTCGACATATACGCCGATAGGTCTAACTTTATTTGTTCTACAAAGGCCGCGCAGATAGGCTTCACTACATACGAAATTCTTAAGTCATTGCATGAGGCAAAGAATGAAAAGGGACCACATGGAGAAGCTTGTGACATCATATACGTTCTACCTACTGCCGATGACGTGAAGCAATTCTCAGGAGGAAAGACGAATAGGATGATAGACAATAATCCTATCTTGCAGGAGTGGACCGCTGATAAGGACTCTATCGAGCAGAAGAAGGTGGGAGAAGCGACTATATACTACCGTGGTTCGTGGACAGAACGTACAGCTCTCATGATCTCCGCACGCAAGCTAATCGTGGACGAATTGGATAGGTGTAAGCCTTCAATCGTCGAACAATACGACTCACGTCTCCAACATGTTACCAATCCTAAGAAGGCTTTCTTCTCTAACCCTACAATCCCTGACTTCGGTATAGATAAGTATTTCAAGTTGTCAGATCAGAAGGCTTGGAACGTCACACACTCGTGTGGCTCCAGATTCGTAATGGACGAAAGTTGTATTGACTTTGAGCAGGAAGTATATCGTTGTCCTGATTGTAAGAGGGAGATAACGGATGAAGAGAGACGTATGGGTGAATGGTATAACAAGGATGGGATTAAATGGGACGGCTCTATCGTTGGACCGTATGAATGGTCCGGATGGTGGATCCCTCTGTGGATAAACCCTATGTTCTCTGCAAAGAAGATTGCTGCATATAAACGCAATAAGACTCCTGAATACTTTGCTAACTTCGTGGCCGGTAAAGCCTACGTGAACCCAAATGATGCTCTTAATCAGAATACATTGGAGAGTAACCTGTCAAGCGATGTGAACACGCAGGAGGGTAGGACCATCATTGGACTCGATACTGGTCACAACCTCCATTACACACTCATGAATAAACAGGGAATATTCTTTCATGGGTACTGTCCATCGGTCGCAGAGATGCCCGTAGATAAGCAAGCGGGGTATGATCCCTATTCTCATATAGAGAAGCTGTTGGAGGACTTCAAGAACTCAATTCTCATAGCAGACCAAGGAGGTGATCTCATCGGTATACGTAAACTACAGGCCAAGTACAAAGGCCGAGTATTCCTATGTTGGTTCGTCAAGGAGACAAAGAATAAGGAACTCATCAGATGGGGAGAGAATGAGGAATACGGAAAGGTACTTGTGGACAGGAATAGGGTCGCACAGTTGGCAGTAGACCAATTCAATGAAGTACGTCTCATAATCAACGGTACTAAGGAAGACTGGCAACCCTTCTTCAATCATTGTCTCAATATCTACCGTGTTAAGGAGATTACCGATGAGAACGAACCTACGTATGGGTGGAGGTGGGTGTGGAAAAGGAAAGGACCCGATCACTGGTTCATGTCCATGCTATATGGGTTAGTGGGTATGGATAGATTCGCAGAGTCTCTGGCCACAATAGTGTCGTCCAAGGACAAGTTTATGGCTGGTGTACCAGTGGGGAGTACACAGTCGGGTGCTATTCCTGCCGCTAGGATTATTAGAAACGGCTCTTATAAAGTAGACTTCTAATGCCTACCAAAGACCAAATCACAGTGTTCTTGAGTCCAGAGGAAGCTACCCTATTCGTCGAGTTTCAGAAGCGATTTACCTTTATGAAACTCATGGAGAGTCTGGGCGCATTCTCCGTAAAGTCAGGATCAGTGACAATCCACTTCGACAATCTGGGAAAGATAGCTAGTGTGGACAAGCAGGAGCATTATAAGTTAGTTTAAATAATATGAAGATAGAGTTTCATTGGATAAGGTACGGTTTAGTATTTGGGTTTTTAGAAGAAAGGAATAGCTCTGTGATTTATCTCGGACTTTTCTGTATAGTTATACTCAACTAATATGTCTATATCATACGAATTAGCGAAGAAGTTGAAGGAGGCAGGGTTTTCACAAGACATGGACGTCGGAGATATGTTCTATGACGATGAGAAATGTCCTACCCTTAACTCGTATGTTGAGGAAGCTGGTGAGGAGTTTGTCGTCCAGTCTAAGAATCCTATAAAGATTCCAACCCTCTCCGAGCTTATAGAGGCGTGTGGAAAGGAGCTATTACTTATTAAGCATGTATTCGATGGAGGTCTAGATGGAAAAGAAGAGCTTTGGTGGGCGGAAGCAAAAAACGACGGAATGGCAGGGGTGAATCCAGAAGAGTCTGTTGCATATCTATGGCTTGCATTGCAAAAGAGAAAGTAGTATAGTATGTCCACAGTTAAATAAACGTCGGTAAAGGCCTTCGGGCCGAGACTCAACTCAACACAGAGCGTCACCAGAAATGGTGGCGCTTTTTGCATTTATGAACGAAGATTCTTTTGTAAAAAACATTGCAGGCGTCACTGACCTCATCCAGAGTGGGGATAACAAGGTCCGTACCAAAGACGGGGGTGATGAAGGCGTTACTGGTGAATATCAGGACGTACTCGACCTTCCTATGTCAGATGAGGAGCTTTTGGAGCTTCGTGACGAGTATGAAGGGAAGAGCAATAAATACCTCCCTAAGATAAAGGCTAGGCAGGATAAGAACAAAATCTACTACAAGGGTATGCAGAGGAGCTCCAATGGGGAGCCTGATAGGGTTGTATCTTCAAATCTCCTATTCGAATCCGAGGAAACGTTCATTCCACAGGCCCTTTCAAAGAATCCCGAGCCTGTAGTGTGGTCGGATAACACGGAAGAGGGTAAAGCGGCGTCAAACGACGTCAAAACCATGCTCCAATACCACGCTGACATACTTTGTCTGCGAAAGAAGCTGGGGGTAATGGTTAGGCACTGGTCAATCTATTTCATAGGAGTGGTTAAACATGGGTGGGACAGTAAGACCGTGAATGGTAAGGAGGTTGGAGATATCAAGACAGAAATCAGGAAACCTCAGAATTTTGTACTTGATCCAAATGGCTACATAGATGAGTACGGTAACTTCGTGGGTGAATTCGTGGGTGAACGTATAGAGTCGTCGGCCAAGACTCTTATGGACCTGTTCCCTAAGCACAAGGCTTATATTTTGATAAAAGCGGCTGGAAAACTAGGTACATCAGTTACAAGGACTGAATGGTGGACTGATGACTATTGTTTCACTACATTCCAAGACAAGGTGCTCGATAAGCATAAGAATCAGTTTTTCAACTACGGGACGGAGGAGAAAAGAGACGAAGAGGGACTTGTCACACAAACCGCTACTCCTGCAGTAAACCATTTCGCGGCTCCTAAGATGCCCTATACCTTCCTCTCAGTCTTCTCCCTACAGGAACAGCCCCACGATATAACGAACCTCATAGAGCAGAACATATCCAATCAGGACCGAATTAACGACAGAGACGATCAGATATCAAAGAATCTTAGAAATGGAAACAACTCAATAGCCCTTTCTGGCTTGTCATTCACGGTAGAGACAGCCGAACAGGCCGCACGTGCATTAGAGGACGGTGACCCTGTGCTCGTACCAGACGGACAGGTAGAGAATGCAATCAAACGCTTGCCAGCCAATGATATCCCAGCAGGTGTATTTACGGCTCAACAGGAGGATAAAAACACCCTTAGAGGGGTATTCGGTGTACAAGGTCTTGCCCCTAGCTCTGATAACAAGGCGGAAACTGCCCGTGGACAGATACTAGACCAGTCACATGACTCATCTCGAATTGGTGGCGGTATCGGGGATGCCTTGGAGCAAGTAGCAGACAACATATTCAACTGGTGGTTACAGCTCTATTGCGTGTTCTACGATGAACCGCATTACGGAGCAATCATGGGAAATGGCCGTGCTGTTGAGTACGTTCAGATAATCAACACGAACCTTACTCGTAAGTTTGTTGTGTCAGTCTCTCCAAACTCAATGTCCCCGAAGGACGAGATAAGCGAACAGAATCTAGCCGTTGACTTAGCGAACTCGGGATGGTTGGACCCTATAAACCTATTCAAAAAGCTCAATTATCCAGACCCACTGGAGACAGCAAAGATGGTGTCTCTCTGGAAGATTAATCCAGCTCAATATGCCCTTACATTCTTCCCAGAGGCGGGAGCACAGCCTGCGGCAGGAGGAATGGGGAATCCACCCAACATGGTTCCTCCACCTCAGACAGCGGATGAGAGCCTAGCTGCACCGCCAGCAAGCCCAGCTCTTAGCCAAGTACCACTAGAGACAGCAGCTGCACCGGTTTAATAAAAACAATATGCCATTAACAAATAAAGGAAAAGTAATAGAGAAAGCGATGGAAAGGGAGTATGGGGACAAGAAGGGAAAGTCAGTCTTCTATGCCTCTAAGAATAAAGGAACGATCAAGGGAGTGGAGAAGAAGTCGTCTTGTGAGAGTGCTCTGGAAAAGATGAAGAAATAGTCGGTTTGTCCGTTTCTCGGGTCGTGGACGCCATAAATAAGACCCTGCAGTAAACATTAAACATAATAAGGCTTTCTAGGTTGAGCCTGAATCAATCCGACATAAATATTATGCCAAATGAAGTAGATCAGTTTTTAGACGATGTGTCAGGAAAGAAGGAAGACCCTTTTAAATCCGAATCGTCAGACCCATTTGAAAAGACAGCAGAAGTGAAGTCTGAGCCAGAAGCCGAAGTGAAAGAGGAGAAACCTCTCCCATTCCACAAAGACCCTAAAGTTCAGAAGTTCATAGAAAAGGAGGTTGCTAAGAAGTTGGCCGAAATAAAGCCAACTTCCACCCAACAGGAAGTAAAGGACGAAATAGAGGAGGTTCTTATCCGAGTCATCGGAAACGATACTCCTGAAAAGGTCCAAGCCGTGAAGGATATGAAGCGAGTACTTTCCGGTCTAGAAGAGAAGGGGGCGCAGAAGGCGATCTCTACATTGAAAAAACAAGAAGAGGATGAAAGGGAAGCAGAGCGACAGGCTCTAGACGTTCTCAGTTCAGGTCTGGAAAGCATAGAAGAAAGCTTTGGGATAGACATAACGTCAAATGCCCCAGCAGCAAAAAAGACCAGAAACGAGTTCATTGAGCTTGTGAAGCGCATGTCACCCAAGGGACCGGATGGACAAATAGTCCAATTCCCAGACCTATTGGAGACGTGGAGTGTCTTTCAGGACATGAATAAGTCCAAGTCAGCACCATCTCGTGCAAAGGATTTGGCATCACGCGGAATGGCACGCTCTAGCGATGCTTCAATTGCACCCTCTACAGGCGACAAGTCATGGAATGCGGTGGACAAGATGTTCAGCAAATTATCCAACTAATTTATCAGTTAAAAACATTATAAATGCAGCCAACAATTAACATTCAGACGACGACGAACCAGTATCTCGCCCCAGCGTGGGTTGATCAGGTTCTACGAGATAACTTCTTCTTCGGAGAAGTGCTCGGAAACACGGAGAAGTGGGATGGTTCACAGATGCTCTTCCCTATCAAATATCAGAAGGGAGTAGCCTCAGTGGCATTCAACGGATTCGATCAGCTTCCTACGTCTCAGCAGCCAGTCTCAGTGAACATGACGTTCTATGCGACATTCGTTGCGACTAACGTAGCGCTTGCGGGTTCGGACCTATCTATCAACAAGACCCCTATGCAGAGACTCAATCTCATGAAGACCATGATGAAGTCTCGTGCACAGGACGGAGCAGACGACATCGGTAACTTCTTTCAGGGTGACGGTACGTCATTCGGAGGTAAGGCACCGGCTGGACTCGGCAATATCGTTGATGACGGTACAACCGCTTCGACATACGGTGGTCTCTCTCGTGCTACTTACACTGGCCTCAACGCCACAGTAACGGCATCAGGCGGAACCATCTCTCTCTTGAAAGTTCGACAGCTCTCTAACTCCATCACGGACGGACGAGTAGCCCCTACTTTCGCTATTACGGACTACACCACATGGGCGTACTTCGAACAGCTCCTTCAGCCATTCCAGCGCAATACATACTCTGATTTCCAGAACATGGACGCAGGAACTGGTTACAAGGCAAAGGGAATGATCTGGGACGGTCTTACTATCTACAAGGATAAGAAGATTCTCACAGGTACTTTCTACCTCTTGAACATGGACTATCTCAAGTTCTACGGTCTCAACTGGTGGGAGGGTGAAGCTGTCTCTCTTGAAGACAAGCAAATCAAGGGAAACATCTACTCTTACAATCCTGCTAACGCTACAAAGGCATTCACATGGACGAACTGGATCAAGGCTTATAACCAAGGTGCAGTAAACGGATTCATGATCATGGGTGGACAGCTTATCTGTACGGATCCATTCCGCAACGGAAAGCTTACAGGCATCACTGGAGTTTAATCACTAATTGACCGTAAAAGGAATACGCGAAAGCAAAAATCTCACGGCACCTAAACAATTATGGCAACAGGAAAACAGTCTCCGCAATCAAGCCTCCCACCGCTTTCATTGAAGACTATAAACACAACGACGTGGGGATCAACTGCGAACACTTGTACGATAACGGACGCATATGTTCATACGAACTCGTCTCCAATTATCTGGGTTACTGGAACAACACCAGCTAACGGTCGCTGGTCATGGACTTGTACTCAGGGAGTGATCACCATCACTTCGACAGATGCAGAAAGCTCATCATTACCAATCAGCTATATCGTCCTCTAATATGAAAACCTCAATAAAGATACTCATAGCAGTCGTCATAGCGTTGGTGGTCGGTGCGGCTGTTGAATACTTCGTCACCCAAGAACCGGTAAATACTCTGGCTATCAGCCCAGTCGGTACTATCGGTACATCGGGTAAATACTATTCACAGACTTTGTCTCTCGCAACTGCTGCAGGCACCACAACATCTATGTTCAATAACAGCGGGGTTGACTTCGCTGCCAGAGCAGTAGATGTCATGTGTCAGACAGTGGGAACAAGCAAGACTGCATACAGTGGAGCCGGATTAGCTGCTGTTGTATTCAAAATGGCTACTTCTAGCACAAATACCGTAACTGGAAACGTGCCAGATATAAACACTAACTATCTCGCAAATATCACAATCGGCACATCTACCGTGGATAG